TATCGAACAGATGGGTGATAAAATGGCGACACTTTCGCAGCAGGCCGAGGAAGGTGTTTCCCGCTCGCTTCGATTTGAGCAATCAGAGTTCCTTGACGGGACACTTCCAATAAATCTTAGGAAAGGAAATCTGCTTGGATTCGATTCAGTCGGAAACATTCAGTGGTCTGCTCCGCTTGCTGGGGCAGCCGTTCCTATTGCTACCGCAAGCACGGTTGGCTCAGTCAAGCCCGATGGATCGACCACGCTCGTAAGCGGTACTGGTGTTCTTTCAGCTCCTACTGGTACGATCATCCCGAGCATTGCGGCGCTCCGGCTGATGACGTTCACCGGCTGGGCGAACAAGACTAAGATCACTGTTCATAGCTACTACGTTTCGGCTGCTCCAGATGGCGGTGGCGATGACTTTGAGTTAGACAAAACCGACACGACTACGGCAGACAACGGCGGAACGGTTATTGTGGCTAGTGATGGAACTAGGCTTAAGCGCTTGTATTCCGGCGATTTAAATCTAAGGTGGTTTGGGGCTAAGGGAGACGAGGTAACAGACGACACCGCATCGCTACAAGCCGCGGTTACTTGGCTACACCCGAACGCAATTGACGCTAGCAGCAAGCAACAGGGTGGAGTTATTTACTTCCCGGCAGGCCGTTACCTAATGAATGGGAATAGGGTTGATTTGCCCGCTCACATAACCCTAAGAGGCGACTTTTCTTGGACTGGTAGCTCTGAAAACAACTACTACTGCGCACAGATAATAAGCAACATAACCACTCCTATCATAAGGATGTATGGGGGCAACGCTATTATAGGCCTTGATTTCATATACACGTTAACAGGTGGCGCGCTTGCAACAAGCGGATTTATAGAGATATGGGACCTTGATAATGAAATTAGGTATTGCCGATTTAATGGCAAGGACAGAGCAATCACTCTTTACGGACTTCCTGTAGCAGGAAAAACTGCGTCTGGTAGGATAATAGGAAACATATTCTTTAATTTGTTTTCAACTGGTGCTAATTCCGCCGCCATTGTTTTCGACACAACTAACGCAGCGGTATCCGGCAACATAATCGACGACAACTTTTTCAATGTAGACACCGGGAACGGTTACACTGGGAAAACAGGAATTTTAGTTATTGGTGCTAATGGTCTAGAAGGGACCTCAATAAGTAAGAGCAATTTTCAGAACTTTGGTTTAGCTAATAGCACAGGTATAGACGTTTCAGGTAAAGGTATAGGAATTAGGGATAGCGTGTTTTCAGGGTTTGGCGGTGCTACAAGCCAGGCTATTCGCATAGGCAACGCAGGAACAACGGCTGGCGTGGAGATTTCAACCAACCACTTCTATGGAAACACTCGGTCTGTTGTTTCTGTTGGTGCTACATCCATGAGGATTGGCCCTAACAATTACACCGGGGTTGGCACTAATCTAGTTAAGGATGCAGCTAGCCAAATTGACGACTTTGGCGATCAGGCGGTGTCTTGGACTCCAGCCATAAGTTTTGGTGGGGGCACTACGGGTATAACGTACTCGTCCCAGTACGGAAAGTATACGAAGACGGGAAACATGGTGACGGTGTCGGGCAGAATTGCACTAACTAATAAAGGGTCTTCTTCTGGAACTGCTAGAATAACGGGGCTGCCTTATGCTGTTGCATCGGCAACCGATGCTTATGGCTCAAAAGGAACGGCTGCTTATTACAATACAGCTTCGGTAAACGGGGGGATGTTCCTAGTTGGTGAAGCAACCACCACGCTTGTTATTCAGACAGCCACAGCAGCGGGAATGAGCAATATATCGGAAGCGAATTTTACTAATACAACGGAGATTGATTTTACGGCAACTTATCGGGCTTACTAATGAAAACCAACTCACGCGCCTTTGCCATCCCCGCCGTTTACTTCGTCATAGTCGGCGTGCTTGCGGCTGGCGGCTGGGCTTACACGAAGCTGATGGAGCCAGGACGGAATAAGAAAGTAGCCGATCAGGTGTCGGCTCAAGCCGCCATCGCTGACGCGCAGGCCAAAGCCAATAAAGAGAAGGCTGATGCAGTCTCGGCTGCGACTCAAGCGGCGGCTGAGGCCAACGCTAAAGAGCGCGAACAGGAAAAGAAGGTTCGCCAGAACGCCAGCGGCTTCACGGAAGGGGCCAAGATAGCGATTCAGGCCGATCCCGCACCGTCTCAGGCTGATCTAGTCGCGCTAAGCCTACTAGAAGGGGCTACGCAGGCGCTAGGAGAGCCTTTGACCGATAGCCAGCGCAAGGTATGGGTTTCGACGGTGGCTGGGCTTATAGCCAAGAACTCGGCGTCTGAGGCGCAAGTGGCGGCGCTAAAGCAACAGGCTACTGCTGACCGTGCGGCACTCGATGCGATTACGGCTCACGCGCAAGCAGCCGACGTCACTGCTAAACAATTAGCTGATGAGTTAGATAAACAAGCTAAGGTGCTTTCTTCGACTGCTAAGACGTCAGCTCAACTCGCAGAGAAGAATGCGCAGTGGGCGGACGGCGCGATTACGCTATGGGGCCGGATCAAGGCGCTTGGCGTGCTGGCGGTGATTCTCGGGCTGGTCATAGTCGTAGTGGCGATCAAGCTTTTCGGCGTGAACGAAGTTGCAGCCGATGCGGTCGGGCTTGCCGAGCATCTCAAGACATTCGTTCAGGACGGAGAAACGAAGGTCAAAGAATGGATGCAGAATGACACCAAAGCGCAGGCCGCAATCGACAAGGTAAAGGCCAAACTTAGGCTCTAATTTCCAAGCTAAAACTCAACATCTAGCGCCATGCACGTCATTGAATCGATCTTCGCCCAAATCAAATATATTGCCCAGATCAGTTCCGAGAATGGTTTCACGATCACGATGGCTGGAGGGAGTGCGGTGGCGTTGACAATCTTTTGGAAGCTCGCTCAGTTCGTAAAGGGTATTCGTGATGACCTTCGCGACATCAAGAAATCACTATGGTCTGTTACCGATCAAGAGCGATGGGCAAACAAACTTGCCCGTAAGAATCCAAGGCTAGTCATCCCTGATACGTTTTCAGTTAGAAATACTGGCCCGGATTCGCTTAGTGGAACCGACGATTCCCGCGATCCGTTTACCGGATAGCTGTACTTTACAGCCGTCGCTGATGCTGACGCGCAGAACTGAGAGACTTAACTTACCTCTCGGAAAATGGGCGCGATACCAGATCAACGACGGCTTTTGTCTTGATCCGGTACAAACACGCGCCATCCACAAACGCGCCGCCTTGGATATACGAAAGCCTCGGCCAACGTTCGTATCGTGCGATATACCGCTGGCATTTATCTTTGTCGGCGCATCCACCGCCTAGACATCGGCATACGTCGGCGGGCAAGGTGAGTTTTGTAATGCTCACGCTTTGCCCTCCGAATTGCGTGCCGCGTCGATGGATGCGCGCAATGGCAGTTGCTTAGTGCATTTATAGTAGTCGGTTCCGTCTTTAACATACATGCGATAAGCGCCCTCGCTGTTTCTGTCGCAGTTACCGGACTCGCGGTAAGTGTTCTTCTCCAGCCAATCCAACCGCTCGCCATCCTTTCGCGCTTCAGCTAACTGCGAGCGCAGCGTGGCGAGTTGCTGCTGTAGCTGTGCGATTTGTTCAGCGTCTTTGTTATTGGACTGCACCCAAAATTCATTGTCCTTTATAAGCTGGTCGCGCTCAGCAAGCAGCCGTGCGGCGTGCTCTTGCGCCTTCTTGACTTCGGATAGGCGAATCGTGCGCTCAATCTCGCCTATGCGTTGCAGCTCCCGCGTCTGCTCGGCGCGAAAGCTGGCGATGAGTTGGGCTACCTCGTCATTGCTTCGTTCGCCTAATGGCCTAAATGGGCACAGCCTTTTAGCTAGCGCCTTATCTGCCTCTGTTGGTTCGTTGTTCATGGTGATTTGGGTTATTCTGTTTCGATTTCCACTAAGGTGAATTCTTCTTCTTTGCTGCCGATCTTTTGTTGCGTTGTCGTAATTCGCGTTTGGCTTGGCGCGTCGCTAGGCAAGATTCCAGCGTAGCGGCATAGGTCAACATGGTACTTCTCGCATATATTGTCTTCATCGAGGAGTCGGTGGCGGAAGCTCGTAACGCGGACAAGAAACTTGCCGATAGCTTTTTCTTTAGCGTGTGGCGTTGGTGCCATTCCATCGCTAGGATGGCGTTCCATGAGGGCGTCTTCCCGGGTATTTTCAGGCTGAATATTTGTGCCATAAATTTCTGGATGTAGCCGCCTGAACGAGTCAGAGACTTTCGTGGGTAGGCTCATAATTTCCTTATGAATTCTCCGAATAATTCCTTGGCTTTTATTTCATAAACTTGATTCGCTTTTTCAGGTGTATCGAAATACCCGAGATGAATATGCTTTCTGTTAAACCCTATCTGTGCTTGCCACTTATTTCTATCTTTTAGTTTACTAACACCCCTAAAACCAGATTTATTATCGTGTGGTATTTTTCTGTTTCTTGCATTTTCGAATATAGACGCCTCCCTAAGATTACCTATACTGTTATTAGATCTTATTCCGTTAATGTGGTCTATCTGGCTCTTTGGCCATTCTCCATGCACATATAGCCAAGCAAGGCGGTGCGCACTGTAAGTTTTATTATTAATCTGTATTTTTATGTATCCTTTACGCAGAATATTTCCTGCCAAATATCCGGGCTTAACCCATACACAAGTAGGATTCTTCCACGTAAATATCCCAGTATTGGGGTCGTAATCTAATACATGCTTTAACGTATCCTGATTTATTTCAGAGTTCATCAATTGTCTTTCGTTGATCGTCTTTTGATTATTGCGCAGGCCGTAAGACGTTCCGGCTTTTCAGGAGCTACCCTAGCGCAATAAAACTGCTATTCATCAGACCTATTACTTGCAATCCTATTTATCTGCGTTGATTGCGCTCTGCTCATCATTCTTCGTTGGTCGGCTCGCTGAATAGGCGAGCGGGTTTCACTTCGGGTTTCATTTGGTCGATAATGTATTGCTGCCCTACGGGGTCGATAGTCGCCCATGATCGGCCATCGTTGTAAATGCACTCGGGCCGGTTTACGGATAGCCACATAAGCCATCCGGTAGGCTCTTGGATGCCGTTTGCTTTGATTCTGGGGCCATTTGAGCTTTGGCCGGCCCCGTTGTAGCCGATTGGCCTTTCTGCCTTGCTTAGCCATGCTATGACGCGGCGGCGCGTTACCTGGATGCCGGGTCTTAGATTCGCCCAAGCCTGACATTTGCCAATCTCGCGGCGCACGTCGATTCCTGAGAATGTCGGGTCTGCCTCAAGCGTGCAAATCCATTCCTCATCGGCAAGCTGAACTTTTCCCTTTGGCTTCTTGGCTGATTCATCGTGAAGCTCGCAGGCCAGATTTACAATCTCGATTGAAACTAGCTTGCGGTTAAGTTCAAGCGCCTTAGCCGTGCAAGCCTGAACTAGCTTTTCGCGGTAGGTCATAGGATGAACATTTCAGTTTGTGACTTCGCATTTTTCAGATGCGTGCAAGCTTGGTCAAAGTACGTCTTTTTAAGCTCCGATCCAACGAAGCGGCGTCCTAGCTTCAGCGATTCGTATCCTTCGCTTCCAATGCCAGCGAACGGCGAATAAACAAGGTCGCCGGGGTTTGACCAAAGTATGACAGCGCGCTCGATCACGTCTAGTTGCAATGGGCATATGTGGCGTTCATCCTGATGCTCGCGGGCACCCTCGCCATTCAATACGCGCCCTTGATCTACGGTCATCCATACCGGCGATGCGTACTCTTGCCAAACTGATACCGGGAAAGACTCAGGATGTTTTGTCACCGGGCGGGGATTCTCGCCGGGCTTACGAAATACGAGCAGGTAATCAGCGCAGCCTACGCGGGAATCGCACGAATCTGCCTTGAGCGTCTTGTAAAGCAATCCATGCGCCTTCGTGCGCTGCATCTCAGTAACTGGCGATTTCCAAATGCAAATGCGCGAGTGAAACAAGAATCCACGTTTCCAGAATGCTCGGATGATTTCTCCGCTAAAATCTTGAAACTGGATTTTCCCGTGCTTCCATTTCGTAGAGAGTAGGTCAACGCAATGGACTGCTACCTCTCGCCCTGGAACCATGATGCGTGCAATCTCGTCAATCAGGAAGTCGAAGTGAGTGATGAACTGCGATAGGTCATTGCAATTACCCATATCCTGTAGGTCATCGGAATAGGTGAAAAGATCGGCGAACGGTGGCGAGAATACCGAGAAGTCAATCGACTCATCGGGAATCTGCTTTGCCACGCGGACACAATCGCCGTGGTAAAGCGTCCAGTCTGTACCTATCGCCGAAGCAATTACGGTGTTTTTGGTGAGTTCTTTAATGCGATTCTCTGAGAATGCTTTTGATGCTTCTTTCATGGATTCTTGCATAGCTTTGTGCTGTTCGATCTTGCGTTGAATGTTTTGGGGGATAGCGCCCTCAGTCTGGGCGTAAAATACATAGGCGTTCACTGGCTTAGTTTGGCCGAAGCGGTATGATCGGCGAAGCGCCTGATAGAAGTCCTCGAATGAGTAAGATAGTCCGACGAATGCGACGTGTGAGCAATTTTGAAAGTTTAACCCAAGGCCGAAAATCGATCCTTTTGAAATCATAACCCGAATTTTACCGCTCTTGAAATCATGCACTGCTTGCTCTTTTTTGTGGGCAAGATCGCTGCCTCTGATCTCTGTTGCCGTTGGCATGACATTGATGAGCTGATCGGCCTCGTCGTTCGTGTTGCACCATATTAGCCATTGATGCGCATTCCCGTTTACTAGGTCAGCGACTTGTTTTGACCGCGCCTCCGATGTCATACGCAATTCGCGGTGCATCGTCGTGGCTGACAACGTCGCATGGCGGAATAGTTCTTCTCCTGCGTCGATTGATTCGTCAACGTGAACCACTTCCCATTTCAGATTGAGCGGTGGAAGATCGTAGCCGTCATCGGGGAATCCAATATCCGAAGGTTTGGCGAGACATGCCGCCCAGCTAGCAAGCCATTTCCAGAACTCGCCTTGCGCGTGGCCCTTTAGCCGCCAGTCGCCAGTGTTGAACGTGTCATTTACGAAGAACGTCGCCAGCATTTGAGCCGGCGAGCAGATGCCGAGGAAATCGGCGTGCTGGCCTAGCTCGGTGTAATCGTTTGGCGATGGCGTAGCGGTGCAGCAAAGCCGATATGGCGTCTTGCTAAACGCGGCGGTGAGAATCTGGCGCGTCTTCCCTGTTAAGTTCTTGAGAATGGATGATTCATCAAGGACAACGCCAGAGAATGCGCCGGGGTCAAAATGCTCTAGCTTCTCGTAGTTCGTAATATAAACGCCACTCTTTCCGACTTCGCTTTGGCTTGAAACTACTTTGGCCTTGATACCGAACTTGATGGCTTCCTCGTGTGTTTGCTGAGCGACGGCGAGCGGCGTCAAGATGATGACCGGTCCATGAGTGTGATCGGATACCTGATGCGCCCATTCAAGCTGCTGACACGTCTTGCCGAGTCCGCAGTCCTCGAAAAGAGCGGCTCGCCCTTGGCGAATAGCCCACTGGACTACGTGCTTTTGCCACTCGAATAGCGGCACTTTGATCGGCTTTGGCTTAAATCCAACGGGAGCCATTACCTTGGTTTTTTCGTCGATGAAATCGTCGTACGTCATGGGTGTAATTTCTTAAAAGTAACTTCGACTAGATCGTAGTAGTATCCAGCTTTACCTATCGTTTGTGTGCGCCATTTTATGTCTTCCAGTGCTTCTTCTTTTGTTTTGAAGCAATAGAACGATTGTTCATCGTAGGGATGGCCATTAACTCCGCAATAAACGCGGTATTGGGTTTCCATTTTCATGGTTCAAGTTCCTTCTGCCACGTTCACGGTAGTCTGAGCGATGAAGTCAGTTTCATTGTTGAATATTTTGGCCGTGGCAACGTCCTCCCGTGCCGCAACTACATACCATCGCGGTACTGCATGGCCATTATTTACTATGCTTCTAATTTCGCATTCGAACTCGTATGAATTTGAGAGCTGTAGATAGTGGCGAGACCTAACGCCCCGCTTGTGAACGTTGTTGCCGAGCCTCTGGTTTGCTCCTTGCGAGAGCTGGTTGGCGGTGAGCGGGTTCATGATTTGAGTTGGTTGATTTTTGCTAGGCCAGCATCAAACGCCTTGTAGTACGTTTCGATGGCTCGGCTGATTGCTGACATTATAGCTTCGTCGCGTTCGACGCGGATTAGGAGCTTTGGGAACTGGCGTGAGTAGCTAAGGAAGTACCAGAACTTACGCCCAGTGACCCAAAGCGAGCCGTGAACTTGTGCTAAGTATGCGGTAGGAACTACGCCGTTGAGTAGGTATTTGACGTGCGTTTGCGGCCTCGGACATTTCACCTCTACCCCG